AACGGTTGGGGTAGAATCTTTGGAGCTACCACCACCGCCAGAGCCAGTATTAATTGCTCCTGCTGTTGGAGAGCTACCAGCTTTTGTGCCGCCATTACCACCGATTCCTGAACCGCCCGGACCAATTGCAGGTGAATTTCCTTGACCTGCTCCGCCGCCGCCACTGTAAAGCGTGCTGCTTCCGCTTATACTGCTTGGAGAGCCTGAACCGCCAGCACCAGCCGCACTAGGTCCCGGCGTACCACCTGCCGAACCCGCACCGCCGCCGCCGCCACCAGCCGTACCATTGCCATTGCCGCCGCCATTGCCTTGGCTTGGTGTTGTTGCAGGGTTATTACCAAGACCTCCGCTAATTCCTGGCGTAGTATTATTACCACCCCCACCACCGCCTCCGCCAGAACCACCGTTAGCCCCGCCTACGCCAGTATCTTGACCAGCCGAGCCGCCGCCGCCTCCGTTTGCAGTAATTGAACTAAATACAGAATTACCCCCGCTACTTCCGCGAACACCAAATGTTCCCGCAGGACCAGAAACAGTAGTTCCACCCGCACCAGAAGCACCAACAGTTACCGTGTAATTAGTTGATGCGGAAACACTTAAAGTTGATTCTAAATAACCGCCAGCACCGCCACCCGCACCAAAACCAGCACCAACTCCAGAAGAACCGCCTCCAGCACCGCCAGCAACAACAAGGTAACTTACGCTAGTTGGCGCGGCAGCACCACCAGCCAACGCTTGCATTAATTTAGTAAAAGCAAACATCCTGACTCCTTATGGTGTGTAACCTTGAGCGATAGAGCCGTACCAGTTAGTACCGTCAGCTACAAACGTCAGAATATCCATCTTGCCAGCAGTTGCCGTAATAGTCGGAGCACCAGCCGTACCCCACTTAACACCAGTAAATGTAGCCGTACCGTTACCAGTAGCAGCAGCTTGTTTTAATAATAGAGTAAATGATTTACCAGAAGTTGCAGTAGGCATTGTGAAGGTACAAGCCGTAGACGCTGTAAGAGTAGCTGTCTGAATTGTTCCGTTAGTTAATGAAATAGTGCTGGCGCTTGAAACTGTACCAATACCAACAACAGACTCAACGTAATTAGTGATTGTCGGATTATTAACAGTAGGAGATGTAGCTAACATTACATCGCCAGTACCAGTAGCGGTACTAAAGTCAGTTAAACCAGCTTCCCACGATGCAGCAGTAGTACCAGACGTTAAGATAACCGTACACATTGCAGTTGTACCCGGCAATACTGTAATCAGCGCATTAGCACCTGACGACTGAACCGATAGATTACCTGTAGAGTTATTGCAGATATGGAATGTCCAGCCTTGTGCCAATGTAGACGTTACAGGTAACACAATAGTCTGAGTCGTAGAACCAGTAAATATTTGATAATACGAACTAGAACTAGTCAGAGTAGTCGTTGTACCTGCCGTAGCTGTAGTGGTAAATCCCATTAAGGAAGCCATAGCAGCAGGAGCACTCGTTGCAGCAGTACCACCATTAGCTAATGGAAGCGTACCAGTTACACCAGTCGTTAAAGGCAATCCTGTAGCGTTAGTTAAAGTCGCTGATGCTGGAGTACCTAGAGCACCACCAGACTGGTATTTGTCGGAATTAAGATTCGTAAAGTTGGCATCAACCTCAACATAACTAAGTGCAGAGCCTTTGCCAGTACGAGTAACGATTGTTGACATAGCTTACCTCACGCCAAAGTTACAGAAAGATTAGACGATGTTATCTTAAATATATCACCGTTAGAAATAGTTTTACTTGCGTCTAGTGGTGTGTGATACAAAAGATTACCAGTAGTAACCGCATCACGAATACCAACGTGAGTAATGATTCCCCAATCAGCCGTACATTGAGGAAACTCAATCGCAGAACTATTCGATGTAGCACCGTTAGACGGAGCACTAAACGTAATAGCCTGACGAACATACGAGCCACCTGTAACCTCTGTGCCTGTATCAGCATCAGTAGGATCAGATGTATATAAAGCTAAGTAAGTAGTAGTCGGTGCGGTATAAGAAGAACCACGCAGAGTACCGTTAATTAGCGCATTTTCGAGATAGTTACTTATTTCTGCCATGATTTACCTCACAGACATAGACATAGGTTGACCACCGTATTCACCATTCTGGTCGGCAGTAGAAATTGCTAAAATAGCACGATCATACAAGGTAGCCCAAGTCTGGAGCCTTGCATCGTTCATTAAATAGGGTTCAGCTTCACCTAATGACGCATATAACAGCGCATCAGGATAGTTAGCTATAAAGACATTAGTTATATTTGTATCAGACAATAACTGAGGCTTACCGTAGTACAGCATTTGAATACTGTAAGCAGTATCAGGTATCGGAGCGAATTGAATTTCAGTTGCGAGAATCGTGTAATTTACAGGAGCACCAGCCTCTGTAGTCCTAGCTGTTGCATAGAAAGCATTAGGAGTTAGGTACGATACTGACTTTACAGGAGTAGTACGTAGATGTACGTCACGCATCTCTAGGAAGTCCGTAGGAAGCCCGACAGTCTCATCACCTGCTGTGGTATCAGCACGAGCCACAACGAGCATCTGACGCGTTCTGAGGTCTCTACGGAGCCTTTCCTCAGCCAATTGGATAAAGTCCGGTATCTGAGAAGTCAGATCACTACGACCTAAGTAATTTGCTATCGCAGTTTTTAACGAACTGTAATCCGTCATAACTATTTCCCTGAGTTGTGTCTCTCCACAGCTCCATCTTCTACATCATCCCATCGATACTCATACGTACCAATGTGACCTATATGCATAGACAGACTGTGATCTACATACGTCTGGAATCCACTATCTTGAGCCTTGACGCAGAAATGTACATCTTCGCCAATAATGCCCTTAGAACCCCAGCCTACGTCATACCACGGCTTCTTAGTAGCCTCGAATACATCTTTGTGAATCATTACTACGCCACCACCTACCGCCGTACAAGCCTCAATACCTTCTTTACCTTTAGAGTCTATTTTATGCCAAGCGTGATTAATAATCTTGCCATATTCATCTTTTTCTAACTGTAAATTCAATGCTGTCGGTAGCGTAGGCTTGCGTCTAGTTACTGCATTAACTCCACATATCGGTACATTCCTGCTTAACAATATCTCTATCGTATCGCTAGGGAACCGCATATCTGAATCAATGAACAGAATATAATCACAGCCATCAGCTAACGCAGCCTCAACCAGCTTTTCTCTCTGATCGAATATCAACGTACCAGCCATTGTGTATAACTTCAGCCCGTTTTCACCTGTTCCACAACGAAACTTAGAATCTCTACCGACCATCTTTGCAAAATCAAACGCAAAGCCAGTATGAACCTCATCCCTTGCTGGAACGCATACGCCAACTGTTATACCCATTAGATGTTACCCCTATAGACTTTCCATTGTGCATTATCGGAATCATTGAGCCATCGAGCAAAACCAGCATCATCAACGATAACAAAACCTTTCATAATTCCCTTTTTATTCAAGTCATCAATGACCGTAAAAGGTATTCGAGCTATGTGGTGTAAATCGTTTAGATTTCCTGTTCTTGCCTTGTCTATCTCTCTGATATGGTTGTTACTATCAAGTATCTCAGTAACATCCTGTTTAGTCTCGATGATAATGCCGCCATCACCGTCCGCATGAACAACCTGTTGTCTAAAGTCCATAAGTCCTCGTAAATGCCCCCAGAGACGAATCCCTGAGGGCTATTCAATTACAGAGCCATGTTCAAGTCAGCAACGATACCGTGAGCGGCTTCGTTTTTAACTTCCAATGTGCACTCAACCAAAATCTGAGTCTTGTCAGCATCACCAGCTTTTGCAAGCTCGTTAGTCATGAAAGGACGCAGATAAGCGATTGCAGCGTACTCAGGATCAAGAATCAGAGCATCGCGTGTACGCATGAAACGATTCGGAACAACGCTCATCGAACCAAAGTCAGACAGATAAACGTCAGCAGCACCAACGATAGTAGCCTGAGCACCACCGTTACCACCATTGACGTTATAACGATAAGCTGACAGACCTGTGAAAGTCGAAACTTTCTGCTTACCTAATGCACCAACCATCAGAATCTTAGGTACGCCACCAGATACAAATACCTCTGAAACAACTGATTTCAACAGAGTCTCAGTAAATGTACGTGTATTGCCGTCTGAACGAGTTGATACACCGATAGTTGTAGGATCAGCACCGTTAGTTTGAGCGTCAGAGTTAGTCTTGATCCATGACAGCAACGAACCCATCTTACGAGCAGTAGAGTTAGTTGTACCGGCTGAACGACCTTGATTGCTCAACAGGATGGTTTCCAGATCGCGTTTGATTTCTTGCGATGCCTTAGCCAATTGATAAGCCTTCTCAGACTTACGACCTGCTTTGTTAACTGTGTCCAGAGTGCCAGAGACTTTGATAGTCTTTTGCAGAATCTGAGTGTAGTTACCCAAACGAGTTGTTGGAGACAATGTAGCGTCAGAAGCATCAGCACCTTCAACAGCAGCGTTATTTGTAGTAGCGGCTGCAAGGGAGTCGGTCTGCCACTCGTGGTAAACAGCCGTAGCTTTAGTCTTGCCAATAGAACTCATGAATGGAGTTTCAGTTGGGCTGATGTCATAAATTACATCGGTCAAATCTTCACGCTGACCAATAGCGTCATAAGCATTATAAATAGCCATGATTTAATTCCTTATAAAAAGCGTTCAAATACACTTGCTGCATCGCGGACACTTCCGCTTGATCTAGCTCGTGCCTTTAGTTTCTTTGTTTCTTCAGCATTACTATCTCTAGGTTTGCTTACGCCAGACTTAATCGCTTTCGGAGCCTCGTTCACCTTCTTGGTGATAGCTGGCTTACTTGCGACTAACTTGTCGTACTGCATTGCCTTATACAGAGTTAGTACAGCCCGACTATCATAGACAGCCGCTAATTCTTGGTCAGAGAATCCAATCTGCTTACCAAAGGCACGAATATCATTTCTGATTGATTCACCTTTAGCAGGATCAGTAAATTCAGGGATATAAGCTGTCAGTTTTTGCATTTCCTCAGCCACTACGGACTGCATCTGTGCTTGTCTATCTTGCTCTTGTTGCTGATTGATTCGATGTCTCTCAGCCTGAACAGCAGACAACTGCTTATCTCTCTGAACCATCTCAGCCACCTTTACAGAGTATCCAATAGGATCAGTCTCTTTCAGGTACTCGAGATTTTCCTCTTGCTGAGGCTGAAGCATTTGCTCAATCATCTCTAGACGTTGCGCGTACGTATCACGCATCTGTTTAGCTTCTTGAACTGCTTGACGCTCAGACTCTACAGCCTTGCGTTCCTCAGCTACTGCTTGCGATTTCTTGGTGTAATCAGTGCCAAGTTGATATGACTTGATAAGCTCATTAAGCGTTACCTCACGTTCTTCTCCAGCCGCTTTGACTCGATACGTGGGTTGCTCTTGCTCATCACCATCTTCATCTTGTTCTACCTCAGACTCATCGTCTGATTCGGCATCGCTTTCGTTAGCTTCTGAATCGTGGTCTGGTTGTTCCTGTTCGGAGCCTTCGTCACGTTCCATCATGCTCAAGAAAGCGTTAGCTGCACCTTCTACCGTTAACTCTGCATTTCCCTGTTCGGGAGTCGTGCTTTGAGTATCGCTCATTTATGTTTCCTTAATTATATCGCCAACCGGACGATTCGGACTACAAAATCTTTAATTTTTTTTCATCAATAATCTTCTGATCTGCCAATCCCTGAATATATTCCTCAATATTCTCCATGACTCTAAGACGCAGATACGCTTCTTCGCGTGCCTCTATATCCCCATAGCCGCTATTTAA